TAGTTGATATAACTTTTGATGAACAAACCTATAAAGGTTTTCAATTAATACTAATTGGATTTCACTATAAGTTCAGAACAGTTTTAGATTTAACAGGAGTTCCAAGTCCACAGTATTTGGCTGATAATCAAATTGGTGGCTATATGAAAGATGTTAAATCGTTTGTTTATTATGAAAGTATTGCTTACGAGATTGGTGGCGTTGGCGATCTTAAACAAGAATTAAATTGGTTAGGTGAAGTTGCCACACTTTATATGTATGGCGGTGATACTGACCCAAATAAAGTAATTAAAAAATGCCAAAAGAAATTAGATTTACTTTCACAAATTATGAGTGTGAGAGATGAATTAATTTCTATATCTAATGAAAGGGCTGGTTCATACGATACAAAAAATCCTTACAACATTAATGTAGGTGATCAGGTATTTATTCAAGCGCATGGTCGTTTGCGTAAGGGCAAGATTGTATCTACAACTGGTAGCCGATTTATTGTTGGCTATTTAACTCCGTCAAACCATAACGATCTAAAATACAAAACTCTCAGATTGGATAGTTTGTGGATACCAGCACAACCTTAACTAAGTTGTGCAAAGCGTGTGGTATTGAAAAATTAATTGATCAATTCACACATCACCCAAGATACAAGGGCGGTATTTATTACAAATGCCGACCTTGTGCTTCGGAATACAAACGCAATCAATATAAAAACTCTCGATTAAATATCAAGAATTGGATTTTTGATTATTTATTATGTAATCCATGTATTGATTGCGGTGAAACAAACCCATTAAAACTAGAGTTTGATCATAGGGGTAATAAACATTTTAATATCGGCAAATCTTTTATTGGTAAAGCCAAAGATATTGAGATAGTTCAATCTGAGATCGCAAAGTGTGATGTTAGGTGTTCATCATGCCACCGAGTTAAAACTCACAAGGAACAAAATAGTTGGAAATATCAAATCTATTTAGAAAGGAATAATCAATGAGATCAAAAACTTATTATCGAGTTCGAACTGCAATTCGCATTTTATTTTGGAGTGCGTTAGCAGTTGGAACTTATTATTTAGCAACACACATTAACTGGGTTGGTGATCATTATTGCTTTGGCACTATTGATCAATGTTATTTAGGGGGTAAATAAATGGGTTATGTAGAAATAGTTAGACGAGTTAAAGATCACGAATTAGATACTTGTGATCAATGCGGTCAACAGGGTGTTAGAGAGAATGGTAAAACAATTACCGATAATTACTCTCAGGACATTCTTTGGTTCTGCTATAACTGCGTAGAAGCACAAAAGAGATCACTCTCTCGATAAATTAAAATTGTTGGGTAGGCGTTAACACAAGATTTGTCGGGGTTCTTTCATTCCCCACTCCTTTCACTTGTGAAGGGCGGTCAAGACTTTTATGTCCTTAAATTGCTTTGGATAATAAAACGAGCCGTATCTGCGCCTATTCAACTCCTATTAGATTGGACTAATTAGTGTTTAATGAAAATGAAAAAAGAAAAATAGTTCACCAAAGAATTGCGTATCAAAAATCTTTATCCGAAGTTGCTCGCATGTTTGGAACTTCTCGAATACAGATCAGAAAGATAGAAATGGAATACCTAAATCAATTAAAGGAGAATACAAATGGCTGATGATTTACTTGATGAGAGTTTGTTTGATGAAACATTTGATAGCGAACCACAATGTAATTGCGATTGCGGTTGTGAAGTTCCAGTATTGGGTCAATGCGTTGATTGCGGTAGTGATACTGGACATCAAAATAATAATGGATTGCCAAAATACGATCACTTAAACGAACTAGTAATGAAGGAGAAACAATGAACCAAGAACAACAAGACTTAATTAAATCCATTAACTTTGCTACCGAGTTCATAAAGATTGTTCGTGGATTTAAGGCTGATCAAGAACGAAAAGATAGTTTGCCCCAAGAAGTTAAAGAGTATTTAGCCAATGAACACCTAAACCAATTAATTACAGATCAGGAATTAGAACCTGAAATGTTAGTTTGGGGTTTATTACACATGATTGAAATACTCTTAAAGTTTGCCAATTTACAACCAAACGATTTAGTTGAAATCATGGAACAGTTTGTTGAAACCATATCTAAAGAAAATGGAAACAAAGAGTATGAATAAACCTAGAAATCAAAAGGCTTTTACTAAGGCAAGGAATGTAGTCAATCCAGTTGCATTAAAGATGCCAACGCCACAGGATATTGATGATGCACCATGCCAAACAGTTGACCCTGAAATCTTTTTCCCTGATCCAACTGATGTTATTGGTATTAAAAAAGCCAAAACTCTTTGTAGTAGTTGCGATCAAGAAATTAAAAATAAATGTTTATCTTTTGCATTAACTAACAAAATCCATTATGGAGTATGGGGTGGATTAACTGAGATCGAACGCAAAAGTTTAATTCGACAACAATATAGGGGTGGTATCAATGGTTAATACTTTTATTCCTTATCCTGATTTTGTTAAGTCTGCTAAGGCTCTTGATTACAGGCGATTAGGTAAGCAACGAGTTGAAGCGTGGCAAATACTTAGAGCCGTAATGGGAATTAGTAAAGGCTGGCGTAATCACCCTGCATCAAACATGTGGCGTGGACATGAGAAGGCTTTGTGCGAATACGGAATTGCGATCTGCCAAGAGTGGATAGATCGTGGCTACAAAGATACTTTGTTGCCTAGTTTTGTGGCTATGCACTCAACCTTCCCTGATACTGGATTGCCATTTTGGTTTGGTAATTCTGAACTTCATCAATCGCATCAATCTAATCTAAAACGCAAAGATGCTACTTATTACCAATTTAATGTGCCGACAGATTTACCTTATCTATGGGCTGATACAAAAACTAAAACTACAAAGTGGGGAACTAAACCTGATGAAACTAAAAAGAAAGTTGTTAAAAAAACATGAGCGAATGGCTAACAAATACAGATATAGCAAAGATAACTGGATTAAAGATCGAAACTCTGCACAGTTATCTAAGTCGCAACACCCTTCCCAAACCCGACAAATACATGGGGAGAACTCCAGTATGGAAAACAGAAACGATCAAACAATGGGCATCAAATAGAGAAGTGGAGATTAACTAATGGCATACATGAACATCTTTCTTGAATTAAATGATGATCACGAAGGCGATAATGCACCAGCCTTTGCTCACGATTTAATGAAATACACGATTGAAGATTTAGTAATTAAAGATCAAATTAAAAACTACGAATGGGAGATCGTGGCATGAGTAAAGATCAAGCACTTAAAGAGTTGTCTGACTTGCAACAAACTTGGCGTAGAAGGCAACTAAACGCCGAACAAGACGGCACTTCTGACTTTATGATGTTAGAAGGTGCAATATCAGGACTTGATGTTGCTATTGATATTGTAAAGGAGATCAAGTAATGGGTTTGGACATGTATTTATACGCAGAAAAGTTTATAGGTAGTAATACCGATAAAACTGGTTCGTATGATGAAATTAAAAATCTTGCTGGATTGAAAGATTTACCAACTCCTGATTTTTCTAGCATAGTTGTTAAATCAATGGTTGGTTATTGGCGCAAGGCAAACGCTATTCATGGCTGGATAGTTAATAAATGTGCTTTCGGCAAAGATGATTGCCAAACTATTTATTTAAGTGATGATGATTTAATAAATCTAAGAAGTGATTGTGTTAAGGCTTTGGCTAATCCTGATCGCCAGTATCAGATCGAAAACAACAAAGTCTTTTATCAATTATGTGATTACTTAAATAGTTTAGATGAAAAAATTACAGTTGATAATTATGAGAACCCACTTCCACCAGTTGAAGGATTTTTCTTTGGTGGTAATGAACTAAGTGATTATTATTTTTATCAACTGGAATATACGATTGATCTAATTACTTCCCTGCTGGAGAGCGATCACGAATTGGGATTTAGTTATCACGCCAGTTGGTAATGAACTAACTTTATTTAATTCCAGAAAAGTTAGTTCACGCTCAATTCCAGATCAACTAACTTATCTGGTGTTCCACCAAGTTAGTTCCAAGCGCATAAGCCAAGTTGCCTAGTCCGTATGTAATCCAAATCACCCTCAGCCCTCATGGGGCTGGGGGTTATTTTTTGCATAAGAACCTACTGACCAGTAATGTTACTCACCAGTAGAAGCGGTGTTACTCGCCAGTAGGGGGAACTATGGCTTATGTGATTAAACGCAACGGCAGATTTACAGGCTATTACAGGCTTGCAAATCGCCGTCTATCGGCTGGCACATGGGCTAGTAAGAGTGAAGCCATGTATCACGCCATACATGCCGAAAATAGTGGCTCTAATACCCCTTCAAAGGCTAATTTGAAGGTGGGCGATTTTGTAGATCAATGGCTGGCGGTATCTGATCTCATGCCGATCACAAAGAAGGGCTATAAGTCGGTTCTAACTAGATTTGTAATTCCAGTTATCGGAGATCGAGAACTAACTTCCCTGAAGCCTTCAGACCTAGTTAAGTTAATTGATGATCTAAAACTAAGTGGGGTGAAGCCCGCAACGCTCAATCAAGTTAAGGCTTCTCTTGGCTCTATGTTTTCCAAGTTAGTTAGTTCAGGTCAACTGGAGAGCAATCCGACACATGGAATTAAGATCAAGGTCAACCATGCCGATATTTCTAATCTCCTAGCCCCTGATGATTTCAAAGAGATCGTAAAGCATTTACCGACACAAGGAACAAAATTATTCGCCCAATTCCTAGTAGCAAGTGGGTGTCGCTATGGTGAAGCAACGGAAGTAAGAGCAAAAGACATTAATTTCAAAACTGGCGAAATCTTTATTCAAAGGCGAGTTAGTGATCTAGGGAAGCAATACAACAATGGCGAAAGGTTCTTGGTAGTAGATGCCACGAAGTCAGGGCATAAGAGAAGCCTAGTGATAGGAAAAGCCCTATTACAGCAGTTAAAAGCGTATGTCCTAGCAAAAGGCATAGCAAAAGATGATCTGATGTTCCCAAGAACAATACTGCTAACCCCAAGTAAAATAGAAGGTTCACGAAGCGCAAAGCCCTCTCGACCATTCGAGAAAGGCGGAAAACAGTTCCAGCATGGAACTCTTTACTCCTATACACATGGGAGTTGTAGATGCGAAGGGTGTAGGCAAGCAGTAGCAAACTACCGCAGAGCCAAAGCCCAAGCAGAAGCACTAGCAGAAGCAGAGCAGGTAAGAAGCGGAAGCCGTAAGGCAAAGCAGAAGCACCAGCAGAAGCAAGAGCAAGGGAGTTTCATCAACAATATGAGCCACATGCCTCGTGATGTATGGAGAACAACATGGAACAAAGCAATAGCCAAGTCCGCAATCGGCTGGTTTCCAAGAACTCATGATTTACGACATGCTAACGCTACGCAGTTATTAAAAAACGGCGTAGATCTACATGAAGTAAAAGAGCGACTAGGACACCAATCGATCAAGACGACAGAGCGGTATCTACACCGCCTTCGTTCACACCAGTCAAAGGCATCTGAAAGTGCCAACGACTATTTGGAGTGATGATGAAATCAAACGCACGAATAAGAGCAGAGCAGATGCCAAAGACAATAGTCAAAGCATCAGCAAAAGCCAAAGCAAGAATACAGACGCTAATACTTGGTGGGTCGATCTCGACCTTAGCCGTAGCATTTGGGGTAGCAACTACAACTGATGCAATAGCACCAACTAGAGCCGAAGCACAATTAGTGCAAGAAACAATGAAAGAAGCAACTCTAGAAAAATATGAGAACGCTCATAAACTGACCGATATTGAATTGGTCAAGTTGCTTAGTGCCGTAGGCTTCAAAGGTGAAAACCTCATAGAAGCGTGGGCAGTCGCCAAGAAAGAAAGTAATGGGCGACCTCTCGCTCATAATGGCAACGCAGATACAGGAGATAACTCTTGGGGAGTGTTTCAAATAAACATGATCGGAGAGTTAGGTGAAGATCGTAGAAAAAAGTTTGGTTTAGAAACTAATGCCGAACTGCTCGATCCCGTGGTTAATGCAAGTATCGCTCACTACATGAGTAGGGGCGGTGAAGACTGGAGTTCTTGGCATGGACTTACTCCAAAGACTAAACAGTTAATGGAAAAGTTCCCAATCAAGAAGTCAAAGCAATAGCAGAAGCCATAGCAGAAGCATAAGCAGGGAAAGCAATAGGAGAAGCACTAGGAGAAGCCCCATCAGAAATGGTGGGGCTATCTCAGAACTAACTTACCTGGCAGCCAGGAGAAGTTAGTAAGTTAGTTAGGAGCAAGGGCATGAATGAACAGCAATTTGTAGATCGATATAGTGAATTAGACAAGCAATACGTAAAGCATAAGCAAGAACAGTATAAAAATTACAAAGAACCTAATCTTCCTTATACAGAAAAATTGTTTTGGGATAAGTTAGTTCATTTAGGTTGGAGAAAAGACCACACAACAACAGAGTGTTTAGTGTTGATTTGTTCTGTTTGTGAATTATCAATAACAAGAGTAGTTCTTAAAGATACTTCCGATGTTAAAGGGCTACTAAATACAGATGAAAAAAAGCGTCATCACCAAAGGCACTATTGCAAGGAGACAGGCAAAGCAGAGCAAGAGTAGAGTAAAAGCAAAGCAATACCAGAAGTATTAGGAAGTTACATTGATCCTTGTTGTTCCAGAACAAACCCAACTGCTCTATCGTAAACTTGATAATCCATAGAAACAGTAACAAATCTTTCATATAAAGTTTTAAGTACTTCATCTAGGTCAAGTTGACCACAGGTGTAAAGATCAAATTGAAGAGTTCCTGGGTCTTCTTCATCCCAAATATGGAAAGCAATATGGCTAGTTTCAATCATTACAATTGCGGTAAGTCCCCTATTTCCTTCTTTATTAACATAACTAGCAAAAGGGCCTTTCAATATCTTCATGTTAATTCGTTCTACAAGATCACGAAGAAATGTAATAGCATCCTCTTCAGAAGTAATTGGATTTGTAACTTTTGCATTAACGAGTAAGTGTTTGTGAAATATCATTTAATTAATCCTTTCCAGGAATCCATAGTTGATCTCCATTTGCTTGATTTTCATATCTGGCTAAAACAAATAATAAGTCAGATAATCTATTTAAGTATTTTGCAGTTAGTATATTTACTCCTTCTCCAAAACTATTTATAGCATGCCAAGTTCGTCGCTCTGCACGTCGAACTACGGTTCTTGCTACATGTAAGTGAGAAGACGCAATTGATCCAGAAGGTAATATAAAAGATCTAAGTGGTTGTAAATTGGCGTTGTATTTATCTATTTGAGTTTCAAGATAATCAATTTGTTCTTGAGTAATTCTAAGGGGTTTTATTTCTGGGTTGTCTACAACTGGTGTACATAAATCGGCCCCTATATCAAACATGTTATTTTGAATTGTTAACAACAGATTTCTAAGTTCATCATTAGTTACATATATAAGAACAACTCCAATGTAAGAATTTGCTTCATCAACGGTTGCAAAGGCTTCAAGTCTTGGGTCGTTCTTAGAAGTTCTGCTCATGTCTCCAAGAGCAGTAGTTCCATCATCACCAGTTTTTGTATAAATACGAGTTAAATGAACCATTAGTGTCCCGTCAAAGAACGCCATATGTCTATGGTTTTATTATTGGCTATGTATAAACAAAATAAAGTTAAGGCTAATTGAACAGTTACTTTGTAAGAAGATTTTTGTTCTACAGATCTATCTAATAGGTTCATGGGAATACAACTTCCCCATTATTAGCCCATACCAATCCAATAGAATCTCCTGGGTTTAAGTATTGTTGGTCTACAGCAACTTGTCCCCAACCCCACTCGCTTTTAGGAAAAGGTATTAGTTTCTTTTCTTTTACAATAATTGCCCAATACGCTTTTGCTGGTGGCATGTCTTCACATTTTTCAACAGTTTCATCTGGTAATCCATTTACTCGGCAGATAACTCCATTACCATATTTTTTAGTTCCTTCTATTTCAAGATTGGCTTTCTTTAGTATGTCTAAAGCATTTGTTTTGTTTAGTGCATCTACACAAGTTGTTAACTTTGTTCCATTATTTAATGGACCATAATCAATGTATAAATTGACACATGATGATTCTGGCTTAGGTACAAAAGATAGTCCAATAAAGACTAACCCAATTAGTACGAAAGATGTTACAAGTTTTTGTTTCATTGATTGTCCCTGATTAGTTTTACTTCACAAGCGTCTGTGGTGCAATAGGCTTCACCAATTGCATCGGCAGCCATACCAGCATACACTCCTGAGAAGTCAATAGGAA